TTTTAATACAATAATAAGAAAATCAATTGATGATAGTATTATTAATTTTATTAAAGTAAATAATGTTAAATATTTAAAATTAAAAGAAAGTTCAAAATATTTAATTTTGAAATATGAAGATAGCCCAATAGCAAAAAAAGAAGAAGAACCAAAAAATACATATGATTTTATGCCAATTATTATTAAAAGCAACGATATTGAAAATACAACACTAAAAGTTGCTAATACAAATAAATATGTAATACTTGTATCAGCAGATAATGATTATTATTATAAGATTTATGATATAATTAAAAATAATATGAAACCAATTTTAATTTTATATGATAAAAAAATAGAAAATACGACTTATAAATATAAATATGCATATTTAATAAAAGATAAAAATAATTATTTATTTAAATATAATTATTTATACAATAATATTTATCATAAATATTTATTTGATATTCACGCAACTGAAATAAATAAATATGAAACTAATTGGAATGTTACGGCAATTTTTAATTATAATTTAAAAGAGATTATTGATTTTAGTAAGATATCAATTATAAATTGGTTTATTAATAATAATATTAACAATAATAATATTAAAAATTACTTTTATAAAAAATATTTATTGTTTCAATATTTAACTAATAATACTAATGTAATTTAACCATTTTTTATAAAATACTTTACCAATTTTAGTTGCTTCGGGGTGAAATTGAATTCCAATTATTTTTTTTTCTTTATTATATGACATCCATATTTGTTTATTACGTTTAATTAATATTATCCATTTTTTAGGGATTTTTGTTACATAGTCATGATGATTAAACTTATAATAATTTTTATTTATATTAAAAGGTTCATTAATTTTTATTAAATAATTTTTTTTATTATTTCTATCATTTTTAAAAGTATTTAAGCATTTTTTGCCACACAATGTTTTAATTATCCATTGATAACCATAACATATACCAATAATAGGAATATTTAATTTTAATATTTTTTTTGGAATCGAAGCTTTTTTAGTATTTTTTAAAATGCGATATTCAGAACCAGTAATAATAATAGCATCAATATTAATATTTATAATAAATAATAATAAATCTTTATCATACCATTTTTTAAAAAATAAAATTGCTTTTAATTTTCTAAAAGAACTTTTAAAATCTTTTTTATATTTATTTTCACTATTATCTGTCATTAGGATAATTAATATTTTTTTCTTCATTATAAATAGAAATCATTATAATAATTATATGAATAGTAAAATAAAGAAATATGAATTAACAAGGCAAATTAAAACTGATTTAAATATTTTTGAAAATCACGAACTTTTTACAATGAATACTCTTGAAAAATATATAAATGATTTTAGAAATATTACACAATTCTTTAATTATAATTTATATTTAAAACGTTCAGAGCGATATTATTATAAAGATTATGATAATAATACTTACAAAGAAATCATAGATAATATATATAAATATCTAAAAGAACGAAAAGTAAGTAATTTAAAAAAAACAAATACAACTATTCAATATGATTATTTAAATCATACAAAAATCACTTGTATTGTAACAAGTTCAAAAGGAATTATTACTGTTATGATTAAAAGAGAATTAAAATAAAATTTTATTTTTTGCCACCTTCAATTTTTCTTTTTTTAGAAATTAAATCATAAACACTTAAATATTTATCATTTGTATAATCGCAAACATAAGCTGGAACAAATCCATTGTATCCATTTTCTTTTAACACATTTATTCTATGATTACCATCGCTTAAATAATATCTTTTTTCTTTATTTTTAATTTCTACATCAATATATACAGGGTGTAAACGTTCATCAACTTCAATATCAAGTGTTGTTATATCTAAAATTAATTTGTCAATTTTTTTTTGTTCTGATAATATACGATAAGGTCGTGTAGAATTATATATAAAACTACTATTTATAGAAACATCAAAATCGTCAATATGAAAAAAACACAATAATATTGATTTAACTGATTCTATTTTTCTTGTAGAGTGTATATAAGACCTATCATTTTTAATAAGATTTTCATAAAAATCTTTATAAAAATTATTATTTCTTAATTTTGGTAATATAAATATATCTTCTATTGTTTTATCATTAAAAAGATGACCACCTGTTTTTCTTTTTTTATAATTTATAATTGTTTTATTATAAATTTTGTTAAATCTTTCTTCAAATATTGTTTTAATATCACTATATTCTCTTAATCTTTTATCAATACGATGACCATCGTTTAAAGTATAACCTTTATAAATATTATCTCTATTAATAATATAAATTTGTTTATGTTCTCCAAGACCAAATAAACAACCATATTTATATTTAAGAGTTAATTTTAATCCTTCATATTCACTCATTTTCTAATTTAATTAATTATTATATTTTAAATAAAAATACATTAATGATGGTATAGAATATAATACAACAGCCCATATTGTATCGATGAATGCGTTATAATAACTATAATTATTTAAGAAAACGCATGTTGTATAACTATAAATACCATATACACATACACCAAATAGAGAACTAAATAAAAAGATTTTTAGATAATCTTTATTTTTAACTTCAAGTTCAATATATCTAATACAAAAATATAAACTAATTATTAAAAATATATAAGTAATAAATATTGCTACTATTTTAGTATTTATTGGTTCTTTTTGTATTTTTTTAGCAAGATTATTATAGTAGTTAAAATTACTACCTATCCAAATAGCATCAAGTAATATAAATAATAAACAAGCAACTATGAAATACTTAATAATCATTCTATATTATATTTGTATTATTTTATAGTTTATTTGAAAAAAAATGATTTTTAATTATTTAATTATTTTTGTGCTTACGAGCAAGATGTATATCTCTGGCAATGGCGAAGTTTATGACGACGAGGAGATTTACAACACAGCAAGTAATATTGATGATGTTGATGATGGCGACGAGGAATGTGGTTTATTTGAATTGGAGGACGTTATTAGCAGGTGGGAGCGAGCAATGAATCGCTAATTCAAATGAATAAAAAAAGACCAAATAATTTTTGGTCTTTTGTTCATTTACTAATAAAAATAAAAAAATGATATAATAAAAATAATAATAAATTATTTATGTTTGAAATAGATAATACTGATATTCGCAATTATTTAATAGAATATTATTATAATTTTGATAAATATGATTTAATAAGAACAAGAAATTATATTAGACTAAAATATAATCAAATATATAATATGATTAAAGATAATAATATTCAACACAAATTTGTAGAAAAATATACAGATTTAAATTATGATATAGCATGTGGTAATAATAATTTTGACATAGATTTTCAATTGAGTTTAGTTAAATTAATAAAAAGAATTATTGATCAAAATAATTACTAATGTAATAAAATGAATGTTCCAAGAAACAATGAGGACATAGAAACAAAAGTTGCTTTATTATGAATCATAGTATTATAAAATTTATCTTCATATTTAAAGCAAAATGCTTCTATAAAATATGTTAATGAACCAACTATTTTTAAATTTGGATCATTATATAATCCAGCAATTGTTCTTGTCATACCATATGTAAATATCCAATAAGCCAATAAACGTCGAATAACAGGATTGTTTATATATTTTTGTGTAAATACAGTAGGATGTAATTGTGATAAAAAATTAAAAATAGGATAAGGATAAAGCCATAGAATACTTAAAGCACACATTAAATCATAGATACCATTAGTTATAAATATTATTTTAATTATCATAATTTTTGTATTTGTTTATTTATAATAATTAAAAAAAATGATAATAAACTTTTATAATTGTAAATAAACGATGTTTCTTACAGCGATAAACGACGATATTGAAATTAGAAATTATTTAATTGATATTAAAAATAATTTTAATAATTATACTTTGCGCGATTTAATAAGCAAAATTGATGATAGATATTATAAAATATTACAATTGATAAATAATAATATTATGCTTACACAAGAATTTAATAATTGTTATGATATTATTGACATAATTGTGTCAGACAGAACATATAATGATAATACAATTTATGATATTTATATAATAGTTAATATGATAAATTGTATTCAAAAAATAATTGATAATTTTTAAATAGAAAAATATAGTTTTATATAATTTTCAATGGGATTTCTACAAGATAAACATCTATTATTAATATTTACATTTGTTCTACTTAATATAACACATTTATTACAACATGTATGACCACATGGTATAGCACACATATTTATTTCATTATCAAAACAAATAGAACACATTTTTTTATTTTTGATATCTTCTTTATTTTTAATTAAATTATTTATTATACTTATAAATAATTTTTGAAATTTTTCTAATTTCATTTCAATTAATTTTATATCATTTTCTAATTTATTAACAGTTGGATTATAATAATTATCTATCCAATTATTATAATTATTTTTAATTATTTCATTATAATTTGCCATTATATCAGAAGAATTAGAAACATTGATAATAAAAATATCATTAGTATTTTTCAAACAAATATCAACAATATTCAAATGTTTATTTAAAAGTTCATATTGATAATTAAAAAATATATCTTTTTTATTATTAATATCATTTAGTTTATTTTTATTATTAATTAGAAAAAAATTAAGTTTATTATAATCATTTAAAATTATTTGTGCATTTATAAAATTATTATTTTCTTTTATTTCAAATTCATATTTATCAATTAAATAATTAAAAGTTTCTTTATTATTTTCTTCTTCATTATTATAATTATCTAATTCAAAATAATTCATTTATTTTATTGTAACAAAATATAATTATACTACATTATTTTCTTCACTATTACTTATTTCAATTATATTAGTTATAACAAGTGATGTAACAGGATTTAATGTTATTATACATTTATTTAAATTATTGCTATATTTTATCAAATAAAAATAACATAATCTAATAACAAGAAATATACATTGCGAACAACAAACAATAACACATACAGATGAAAGGATAATACTTGTTATCATCATATTATAATAATAAATGTCATCTGTTTTATTAAATGTAGTATTAGTAATATTATACATTATATAAAAATAACAAAAATAACTATAATAATCATTTTTTCATTATTCTTATTTCTGTAATTGGATAATGAAAAAATGATTATCTTTTGTTACTTGTCCATGATAATTATCATAATTTTTTGTTATATTACACCAACCGAAAAGATAAATGGGACAAGACTATTATAAAAAATATAAATTTCTTTTTTCCATAATTCTATATATATAATTTTTAGAAAAATAATAATTCAATAAAACTTTTTGGTTTATTATCATCAATTTTCATAACATTATTAAATTTATTATCAATAGTATTCATTAAATTATAAATATGATAAGGAGTCACAATTTGCGCAATTGATAAATTATAAAGAATAATAAATAATCTTTCACCAGCCAATAATCTTGTAGTTTCATTAGTATAATCTCTTTTAATTTTAACATTTTGTGTTTGATATAACTTATATCCAGCTGTAAAAATATAAGAACCTATGAAATATTTACTTAAAAGTGAGCTCATTTATATTTATATTTATAAAAAACAAAATCATTTTTTAATTTAAAATTTCCTTAAATGTTTTAGGTTTATCATCAATTTTTACAACATTATTAAGTTTATTATCTATTACATTTAGCATATCGGCAAAATAAAATGGCGAAGCAATAGGTGATATTATAATATTATAAGAAATGATTAATAAACGTTCTCCTGCTAATAATCTCGTAATTTCATTTGTTTCTTCTCTTTTAATTTTAACATTTTGAGTTTCATATAATTTATATAAAGATGTAAATATACAAGAACTAATAAGATATTTATTCAAGAAAGAACTCATTTATATTTATATTTATAAAAACAAAATCATTTTTTATAATTGAATAAAAGATGTACATAAATGTTCAATTTCATTATTATTCATATAAGTATTAAGTTTAATTTTAATTTTATCAAACAAAGCAATAAAAGCTAATAATTCATAAAACTGTAATCTATTATGAATATCTATATCAAGAATATTTGTATTTTTATAAATATTATTATATAATTCAAGATTTACACCAATACCGCCATTTTCATTAATAATATCTAATAAATTTTCAAATAAATCATTATTTATAATTATATTATAAATGATATATTTAAGTTCTTCAAATACAAGCTCTAAATTACTATTATCTTTATAAAAATCAAGTAAATATTTAATTATTTCGTTTTCATCATAATTGAAATAATTCATTTTTATTAAGAATTAAAATTATAAATAATCAGTTTTTATTTAATACTCCTTAAATAAAAATTAAGTTTTCGAGATTTAACAAAAGATCGAAATAAATCAGTCCATAAAACATCCCATTTTCCATCTTTTTTATAATTAGACATCTTTAATATATAATTAGAAGATGATAAATAGGCACGTTTCATACCAATTGAACTAAAATTACCCATGCTATAAATATTTGGTATCATTACCCAATCATAAGCATCTATACTTACAACCTCCATAAACCATTTATAAATATCGCTTGGATTAATTTCAGTTAAAATTAAAAAATTTAAAAAAATCATTAATCTTATTATATGATGAGCATAACCATATGTAATTGCTTTTTTAATTTCTGTATCTAATACAATTAGACCCGTATTTGCCAAATACCAGTTATTATTAATCTTTTTATAATTTTTATGATTATTAGAAGTAATTAATTTATCATATTTAAATAAATATAAATATCTCATATATTCTCTCCATCCAATTATTTGTCTAATAAAACCTTCATACGAACTTAAAGCAATTTTATTTTTATAATTATCAAGTATTTTTATAAGTTTCATTGGATTTAAAAGACCATTATTAAGCATTGGACTTATTATAGAATGATACATAAAAGGATTTGAATCTTGAATTACATCT